AACCTGTCCTGGGTCAACCTGTCCCAGGCCAACCTGTACGGGGCCGACCTATTCGGGGCCAACCTTTCCGGGACCAACCTGTCCCGGGCCAACCTTTCCGGGGCCGACCTGGGCCGGGCCAACCTTTCCGGGGCCGACCTGTCCCGGACCAACCTGTCCCGGACCAACCTGTCCTGGGTCAACCTTTCCAGGGCCTACCTGTCCTGGGCCAACCTGTCCGGGGCCAACCTGTACGGGGCCAGTTGGCACAAAGACATCACCATCAACCGCCGTCCTCTTTTCATCGACGGCTTGCTTTGGCCGGTATGGATATTGGACAAGCACATGCAGATCGGGTGCGAACTTCACAGGCTCGATGAATGGGCGGCCTTCGATGATCGCCGTATCGCACAAATGGGAAATTCATCGGCCATCAAAGCCTGGAACGCAAATAAAGCCGCATTACTGGCGCTCGCAAGGGCTAACAAACGAGGATGAGAGGAAAAACTTATGAAAAATAGTTTAACAATCCACCGTACTGGTGGTGCTCATTATGCACAAGTGGTGCTAGATGGGAAAAAAGGACAGCTCGATTTATCGAGCATGGATGAAAATAAGAGGGTGCAGGTGGTTGGTGCTCTCTATCAATGGAAGAGAGGGGGCTTTGTCGGAAATCCTCCCGTTTGAAAAAGATAAGTTTACAGAGTTTTGCGGCTTCTGTAAAAATAAGAAAGTGAAGAAGAATAAAGATGGCCTACCCGCTTATTGCTCTCCTGATTGTGCAATAGCCGGGCAGGCCCAATTTGTTTTGAGGAGCGGGAATAAAGGAGATAAGGCATGATCGAGATTACGAAATTCTGTAAAGACTGCCGACACTATCAGTTGAGCCGTCCTGGCGAGCCCATTGGCAACGGTGAGTGCCTCAAGACTATGGTGCGCGATCCTGTTGATGGATTGCGTCACTATCAAACCTGCCGAATAATTCGGCTTCCAGGCAGGAGATGTGGCCCCAAAGGTAGACTTTGGGAGCCCAAGGAAAAGGATGCAGCATGATGGCTGACTGTGACCTCCGCTGGTGCAAGTCCGGGAAAATGGCGACCCGGCACGTCAACGAAATCATCGGCGACGGGTGTTTCGACGTGGAGATTTGCCAACCGTGTTTCGCCGCCTTGCAGCCGCACCTTGATTACAACCGGAACCTACCAGCGCCGCACGAGGTAAGGGCGATCTTAGCGGCGGCCGAGAAGCGGAGCGAAGGGGATGGCTGACAGCTATACCGAGCGCATAGCGGCGATGATTGCGGGCATCCACGGCGGTGAAGTCCTACATGCTGGCGGCCCGTTGAAGCCGCTCAAGCGTTGCCGGGCGAAGGGTTGCAAGCGTCGCACTCGATACGGCCGCTGTCATAAGCACTGGAAACGGCCGTAGCCGATGGGTCTATCCGCGCTGGCACCCGATGTTTAGAGCGTAAAGGAAGAGCGTAAAGAAATGGATATTTTTTGGACAATAGTATTGATCGTCGGGGCCACTCTTTTGATGGTTGGTCTGATAAATTTATTGGCTGGATTGTATGATATATTTAGGGCGCATCATGACTGATCGCTGGTATAGGAGATAGCCGTGAGCGTTTTGACCCCGATCATAGCATTCGCAGAGCAGCATACCCGTGTGGAAATATTTGTTATGACCCTTGTGGCGATTACCGCTGTGGTTATTGAGTAATTTATTAGATCGGTGGGATCATCTTAAATTCAAACGCACCGACAGGGAGTTGGACAATGACTGACCTATTGCCTCTTTGGATTTACATTGCCGCCATCATGCATGGCTTCGCCCTTGGCTTCTTAACCGCCGCATGTATGCGGGTGAAACTACCATGACTGACGATCTAATTTGGGACGCCGCACCGAAGCCCAAGCCGTTGAACACGCCTAGGTGCCGCCGTCCGCGAAAGGGAAGAAGTAGATGGGCTGGCTAATGTTAGGGCTTTTCATTTTGCTGTTAATCGGTGGCGCGTGCAGCTCATCGGACGACATTGATATGCCGGGAGGGCAGTAATGGCCGACAAATTCGAGGAACAGGCGCAGAATTTGATAGACAACCACACTGATTACGAGGGGTAGACAGATATGAAGGAACTTGAAGACCACATTGCTCAAGCTCTCCGTGACACTCACAACGCGGGGCTGGAAGAAGCGGCGAAGTGGCATGATTTTCAAGCGATTGGACATGACTCCGCAGGAGACAGGGTAATGTTCGCTCAACATAGAGTTTATGCTGCCGCCATCCGCTCCCTAAAAGTGCCAGAATGAGCTACACGCCCTGGAAAAGTTTCTTTTGGTTTTGGGAGCGCCGTATTTATTACTGCTGGGCGGGCACTTGGGCGCAATACAGGAGGAAGCAATGACTGACAACACGAACGAGCGCCATGAACCGAAAATGGTTTCGGATGAGCGTTTTGAAGAACTACTTAATCAAAAGAAGGACTTCAAAGATACGCAGGCTGCCTTTTCAGTTATCAAAAGAACATTTTTTACTGACAGCACGAACGAGCGGCGGGCGAAGGTTATTGCCCTACATACCGGCGGCTTTGAGCCAGAAAACCCGGACTTTGTTGTAGCGAAGGCTATCGGAGAGTCCGACGCCGAGGCGGGGATGGTGCTGGTTAAAGCGGCACATCTTATTAAAATGCGAGACGCACACCACGAAGGTGACCAGAAAGAGGTCTACTACTGGCTGTATGCGATTGCTTGCCGCGATGATTTTGGAACGCCGTCGGCTGAAGTGTGGCCCGTACTTGAGCGCATCGCCCGCGCAGACAAGGAGTTAGGGTGAGAAGATTTAAACGACAGCTATTTTTTTTATCGGTTTCTATTAGTATATTAATTTGTTCTATTCTTTTTTTCCCTTGGTTCCGTCCCCGTGAAACTGTTTGCGGTATTATGGGGAGATGGGAAACCAGAGAAAGGGGATGGAAACGGATATTTGGCCGCTTAGGAGCGGCCTTTTTTGATGCCACAATACACAATGATAATGAAAAATGTCATGTTATTTATGAGATGGAAGAAGCCGCAAGAGGCCAACTTTATATAGTGAGTAGGGAACGTAGATGAAGAAAACAAAACTTCCTAATTGCTGTGGAGCAAGTATTATTCACGCAATAAAAAGTATGACAGGAGAAGATTTTGAAGAAGAATTAGTAAACGTATTAGCAGATGAACACAACCCCGATAATAATTATGGGGAGTGGGAGGACGTTCTTATTATTATAATTGTTAATGACTATCAACAAGATTTTGCAGAATATTATCTTAAAAAATATGGGTTTACAGAGGTTGAAGAAATTCCGGGGGTACATGGGGGGAGGATATATTTATGGATTAAGAAAATTATCTTAGATTAGGAGAAAAATATGAGACACCAACAATATCCCTGCTGTTGTGGGGCACGAATTATTTACGATTTAGGAGGAACGTGGTGCACTCTCGGGGGCAACCTGAATGCGCTCCCTAAAGAAAAATTTAATAGGGAAATTGAAAGGCTGAAAAAAGAATATTTTAAAGAAAATATGTTTCTCATTCTTATAAATGGCTCCCAAAAGAAGAGTTATAATCAAATGCTACTGGATGCCGGATTTAAAGAGGTGAATAGGGTTGTAGGGGGGCATGGATATCTTTTACATCTTTATTGTTGGAATAGAGATGTATAATGCACACAATCAAAGAATTAGAAAAAACAATTATTCTTCTATCAAAAGATAAAGAAAAGAGAACAGACAAGGAAAGGCTTTTTGTTAAGAAAGTATTAAAAGAGATTTTAATAGAAAGACTAAAAGAGAGAAAGAAATGAAACACTTACAAGTGCCTTATTGTTGCGGATTAGATTTTCTATATGGCTTCTATGCCGATCACGGTAACGGAGATAGTAGTATTAATAAGGGATCACAGGCAAGTCCTCCTTGGGCCGCCATCACTACAGAAGATGTTGAAAAATGGATAGTAGAAGAAATTGAAAATACTATCAGAGTAGGTGTACGGAAATATGGCACCCAGCCTTTGTCCGTGGATCGCAGCATGCGCCCTTTAAAACTTTTAATTATTAATACCTCCCAAAAACAAAAAGGAATGGACAAGCTTCTAGAGAAACTAGGTTTTAACGAAATCTTCAAAACTAAAAATCCAAAAACCAGGGGCTGGCTTTATTTTTATTTTAAAGATGTACAAGTAGATATACAGAAAAAAATAGAAGAAATAATTATGACAAGGAGAGCAAAGATGTTGAGACGGGCATTATGAAAGTATTCGTATACGGGTCATTAAAACAAGGATTTGGAAATCACGATGTTATGTCCCAAATAGGGGCAGTTTTTATAAGTACCGCTATTACAGAACATACAAGATTTGATTTAGTCACTTTAGGGCACTTCCCGGGGCTAGTAACTGGTAAATATCAAGTTGAGGGAGAAGTATATGAAGTAGATGCAGATGCTCTCAGAACTCTCGACCACTTTGAAGGTTCTCCTACATTCTATAAAAGAAAAGAAATACCAGTGCTCCTGATAAAAGAAAAGGCATTAAAAGAAACATTCGCATATGTTTATATATTAAATCGGAAAGTTACCAATAAGATTGTTGAAACGTTTTCAGACTCTTTGAAAACCATCAAAAAATGGGTCGAGTAAGATGCCTAAAGTCTTTATTGTAGAGAACTACACTTTCCAGTATACCAGGATGTTTCAAGAGAAAGGGTGGGAAGTAATAGATAAGTTAACTGAAGCAGACTTAATTCAGTTTACGGGGGGAGAAGATGTCTCCCCTTCTCTTTATGGGCAATACCCACATCCCCGAACATCAAGCTCCTTACAGAGAGACTTACGAGAAAAAATAATCTTTGAAAGAGCTAAAGCCTTATTTATCCCGATGGCTGGAATATGCAGGGGGGCTCAATTTCTCAATGTAATGTGTGGTGGCAGCCTATGGCAACATGTTGAGGGGCACGGTCAACCCCATATGGCATATGACCATATACATAAAGTAGAAATAAAGGTAACATCCACACACCACCAAATGATGATACCCCCGAATAATAAGAACTTATACTGCACCCTACTCACTGCAAACGAAAACAAAATAAAACAAAAAGGTTTTTCTTTAAGATGTAAAAATAAAGAAAAAGATATAATTTCAGTATTTAATAAAGTTGACATAGAAGCTATTTTTTATTGGGACTCCCAAATATTATGCTTTCAACCACATCCAGAATTTTGTAAGCAAGAACAACTCTCTACACTTTATTTTGAATATTTAAGCTGGCTGATATAAAGGAAACATGAATGTGTGGGTTAGTTGGAGTTTTTGGTGATTTGGATGTTAAACTAGAAGAGGTATTTGAAGACCTCTTACAAATGGATGTAATACGCGGGTGGGAGTCAACGGGTGTTGCTGTTGTTCCTAGAGATGCTAAGAAAGTATCAATTATAAAGGATATCTATGTACCAATCTACATCATACAAGATGTAAACTATATTCGAGCAAAAGCGGGGCAAAACCTTCTATTAATGGGGCATAATAGGGCAGCTACTTATGGTAAGGTAGAGAAACGAAATGCACACCCTTTTCAAATAAAAAATATTACACTGTCGCATAATGGTACGCTTATCCCGGCTACCCCCCTTCCAAATTTAGATAAATTTGAAACCGACAGTGAAGCTATTACAGACTCAATTGCAAACATAGGTATAGAAGAAACATGGCCGCTCCTAAACGGTGCTGCTACTATTACTTTTTGGGATAATAAAGTAAAAACACTTAATATCGCCTCTAATGGTAAACGACCATTAAACTATGTATTCTTAAAAGATAATAAAGCTATCATGTGGGCATCAGAAGATTGGATGTTAGATGGGGTAATAAAACGACATAAATTAGAAGTTGAAAAGAGAAAGGATGAGGGATACTTATGGTATATTCGAACAAATACTGTTGGAATTTTCTCTTTTAAAAAAGAAAAAATAGTTTCAAAGTTTCCTCGTTTAAAAGAATATAAAAGTAGTTTTATTCAGGGTGGATTTAGGAACCAATACGATAATAATTATGGATTAAATGATGACGGTTGGTCAGAGGGATGGTATGAAATTACTAAAGAAGAAAAAGAAACGGATAATGTAGTGGACTTACAACAAAAATTTAAAGATAAGCGGAAACTTCTGGAAAAAGACGATAAAACTTTGAAGTTAAAAGCGATAGCTACAGATAAAGATGATCCAAATATTGCAAAAAATTTAATGTCTTTAATGGAATTTAGGTTGAGATACACAAATTGCGTTCTATGTAAAGAGTCTATTTTCGAAGAGTTTGAAACAGCAATCATCTTAGATAAGCATTCCGCTATTTGTAAGGCTTGTACAGGAATTGCGATAGCAAACAACATCCCCCTCACTGCAAACGGACTACTTGAATGACATTAAAAATTGGCGCTGATCCTGAACTATTCTTAAAGAAGAAAGGAGTTTTCTACTCCGGTTTTGGTGTTATACCAGGGTCTAAATCCCTCCCTTATCCAGTTAATAGGGGGGCGGTTCAGGTTGACGGTATGGCGGTAGAGTTTAATATTCTCCCTGCTGAAAATAGGGAAAGCTTTTCTGAAAATATTCAAGAAGTATTGAAAATATTAAGAAATATGGTACCAGTAGACTTCGATTTAGCAATAGAGTCGGTTGCTTATTTTGAAAAAGAATATTTTAAAAGTCAACCGAGAGAGTGTAAACTTTTAGGGTGCAACCCCGACTATAATGCCTATACAGAGGAAATGAATATCCCCCCAAACCCAAGAAAACCAATAAGAACAGCAGCGGGGCATATTCACTTAGGGTGGGGAGAAGGAATTGAACCTAACAGGGGCCATTTCAATAGGTGTTTTACGCTTACCAAGCAATTAGATTTTTTATTAGGTATTCCTAGTGTGGTGCTGGACAGGGGAGAAGAACGTCGGAAGATGTATGGACAAGCAGGCTGTTTCCGCCCAAAACAATATGGTATGGAGTATCGTGTTCTTAGTAATTTTTGGTTAAAAGACACCAAACTAATTGAGTGGGTATTTGACCAAGCTAAACGAGCATTTGAACTTCTTACAGAAGAGGGAGTTAATCTACATAAAGAACTTGGAGATGTTGCAAGAGATATTATAAATAAAAATAATAAAGAAGGAGCAGCTAATCTTTTGCAAAAGGAACTAAAGGGGTACGTGAATATTGAGGCACTTACATGAAAAATTCAACAAATAATGAACGATTTTACGACTTAAATCATGCAGATATGTATCTAAGACATACAGTAATTAGGGTGGAGAGTATTCCTGCCTATATTACAGCAATTGGGGGGAGTAAAAAAGCAGGCTTTTCTATCGAATATGTTGAGCTGGGGGATATACACAATAAATTAATTACCGCTTTAGGACTAAAAACGGTAGACCTTAGCCCCCTTCCATTAGGTATGATGAACTACTTTCCAGGAAAGGGTAACTTACGAACAGTAATTATAAGCCGTATACCCGTAAGGCGATGGAAAGTGGGGTTAGACACAAGAAATATGTTAATCTCAAGTATTGCGGGAGATCGCCATTCTATATTCCTTGAGCCCGGCCAAGTTATCCTATCCGCAGATTTAAAAAATACAATTATGGGAAAATTTCCAACATATAAAGAAGCAATTAATAGCTTAGAGAGCAGCTCTGCATATAGCTCTGTTGCTTTTAACCGGCATTTCGCTATAAAAACGAGAGGAAAGGGTAAGAATGAACTTATCTATTATAAATTTGATACACCAATAGGAATATGCGGGCCAACTAAACCACTACTTTCTCCCGAATTTATGTTTTTAAAAGAACATCTTGATGAGGTACTGAAACATGAATGATGATAAGAATATCTACCCCACTATCAGAGAGCTTATTGGGGGCAGGAAAAAATTTAAAAAGGGGCAAGATATAGGGATAGAAATTGAAATCGAGGGGCGGAGAATATGGGACACATGGCCCGGTAATAATACTTGGCATATTGTTGAAGATGGGTCATTAAGGGGGGAAGAGGCCGCAGAATATATTCTTGCCCACCCAATCCATATTGATGAAATACCTGAAGCTCTAGAAGAACTAGAAGAGCTTCTTGAACCCGTAAAAATCGAACTAAGCGACCGCTGTGGGGTGCATATACATATCAATATACAAGATATAACATTTAAAGAGTTGTTTAATTTTGCATTCTTATACTTAGTTATGGAAGATGTCCTTGTTAGTTATTGCGGGGCAAGCAGGGAAGGAAACCTATTCTGCCTTAAAGCAAAAGATGCAGAATACCTAATAGACAAACTCATAGAAACTAAAAAAGAAAATGAATTGGGGCCCTTAAAAAATCAAGAAGAGAATATTCGTTATGCCGCTATCAACTTTGCATCCATATTTAAACATGGTTCTCTAGAATTTAGAGCATTAAAAACTCCAAAAGATTTTTCAGAGATTAATACTTGGGCTCGGATGCTCTGGCAGGTAAAAGAAGCCTCTGGTAAATACAACACCCCTATAGAGATAATTGAGGATTGTTCTTTACTTGGGATGCGTGGGTTTATTATCAAAGTTATGGGAGACTTCACAAAAACTTTGGTAAGAAATGTACCAGAAATAGAAAATAAAATTAGAACAGGCATACGTTTAATGCAAGATGTAGCTTACACAAAATCTATTAAACGTCCTGTAATTAAAAGTGATTTAGTAAAACCAAAAAAAGTGTATAAGCCTGGCGCGGTCATAGTAGAAGATAATATATTCCTAGAAGAGCCCGAAGCCCCAGAAGCCGACGAAGCTGTGTTTCAAGAACCCGTAGAAGGGGAACAGATTAGAGGTGGTCATAGGGTTAACATCATGCGAGGATACCAGGCGGCCCTATACCGCGACCGCGAACTAAGAGCCATAGCCGAAGAAGAGTAATGTTATATTTATATTCTTATATGGGGGGGTCAAACGGGGCAAAAGAAGTGGCTAAAAAATTAAAAGTTAATCGTATTAAACATAAAAATAGTAGCTTTAAAGGAGGCAGGAATAAGATAGTAATAAACTGGGGGGCCACTGAAGTCCCAAAAGAAGTGGGCAAGTGCACAATAATCAACACCCCTGAAGCTGTTAAAGAGGTGAGTAATAAACTATTATTCTTTGAAAAATTAAACGGTAAGAAACTCACCCCCACCTATACAAGAGATGCGAGGGTGGCGGAAGAGTGGTTAAAGGGGGGCTATCATGTACTATGCCGTACCCTCTTACGTGCTAGTGGGGGGCGGGGGATTGTTTTAGATAAGATAGTAGAAGCGAAATTATATGTACGCTATATAGCTAAAAAAGAAGAATATCGGGTACATATTTTCAGGGGGCAGGTCATTGATGTTCAAAGAAAAGCACGAAAGCTTGATGAAGAACAACCTAACTGGAAAATTAGAAACTTAGAAGGGGGGTTTGTTTATGTCAGAGAAGGGTTTAATATCCCTGAATGTGTTATTGATGTAGCTAAGAAAACATTTAAACATTTTAATTTAGACTTTGGGGCTATAGATATAATTTATACAGCCAATAAAAATAGGGCTTTCGCCCTTGAGATTAATACTGCCCCAGGTTTAGAGGGGCAAACAGTTGAGAGTTATGTAACAGCTTTTAAGGCGTTATAAAAGTATCTCCGCATATGCTTAGTAGTATATCACCCCGGGGCCGTACATACTTAATACTCCTTTTCTCCTAGTTTTGTGACAAAATATTTTATTTATTTTTTTTCGTCACAACCTTCTACTTCAAAGAGTATATAATAGAAAGGAAAAAAAATGAACGAGGCAATAGTAGGAATGTGGGGGGTGGCCTTACTTTCTGGGGGGGTAATATTGGGTGGCCTATGGATAATCTTCCTGTAATATTTGGTAAATGGGAGTGCTTGTATAAGCGGCTCTTATTTAGGGGGGTGCCTCTTCCTCAATGGTTACATCTTTTATTATATAGGTTTGATAATCGAAGAAGTGTACGAGGGAATTTAAAAAGATGGAACCCAAAAGGAAAAAGAGGGGGTAGGCAAGTTAAGAAAAATACCGAAATGGAAACTTGGTTTTATTTGTTAAATAGAAAAATGTATAAACATTCTCTAAAGGTAGGTTATAGGCACGTATTAGGCAAGCAACCTTGGTATTGGTGGGTGTGATGCAAATATGACAAATATATGGGTTATCGCTGATACTCATTTTGGGCATAGGAATATATTAACTTTTACAGATAAAGAGGGAAAGTTAATAAGGGGCGCTATATTTAAAACTATAGAAGAACATGATGAAACCCTTATAGCAAACTGGAACGAATTAGTCGGCCCACAAGACCATGTTTATCATTTAGGGGATGTAGTTATAAATAAAAAATCCCTAGAAATAGTTAAAAGACTAAACGGGCATAAAAGATTAGTGTTCGGGAACCACGATATATTTGATTATAAAAAATATATAGAGGCTGGTTTTGAAAAAGTTTATGGGGTGAGAGTATTTCCGAAACACAATTATATATTTACACATATTCCGTTACACCCGAGCTGTTTAGCTAGTAGGGGGTGGATTAATGTACATGGACACACCCATAGTAATATTATAAATGAACCAGGATATATGTGTGTTTCGGTAGAGCAGACAAATTATAGACCATTATTATTAATGAGATAAGGACAAAGAATTTGTCAGGCAATTGTATTGAAAAACTCCCGCACGAATGCGGAAGCTCTGATGCACTCCAAGTGTTTCAGAATGATAGAACGGGGGAATATACAGGCTACTGCTATGCCTGTGACACATACGTTCCTTCTCCTTATGGGGGTTCCCAGCCTGTACGAAAGCCTAGAATAAAGAAGACACAAGAAGAAATTGATAGCGACCTGGAAGAAATAAAGGGCTTAAAAGCCTTTGATCTTCCTGATAGAAGCCTGTCTAAAGCATCCCTAGAGTATTTTGAAATAAAGGTGGGGGTTAGTGAACAAGATGGTTATACTCCTGTTATCCATCATTATCCTTATTTTAATAACGGGGTTCTTTCCGCCTATAAATCCCGTTTAGTTTCGGGTAAACAGTTTTGGTCTGTTGGGGATATTAAAGATGTTGAGTTGTTTGGGTGGAAACGGGCATTAGAAACGGGGGCTAAAGTCTTATACATTGTCGAGGGAGAGTTGGATGCAGTTGCTTTATTCCAAGCTTTAAAGAATAAGGCCAGGGGTACTAAGTATGCCGACTATAACCCCGCTGTTGTAAGCCTAGTTACTGGGGCAAGCGGGGCAAAGCGAGATATAACAAAACTCCTACCTTCTATTAAATCCAACTTTAAAGATGTTGTGTTGGTTTATGACCAAGATGAGCAGGGAAAGAAGGCTGTTGAGGAAACTATGCAGCTTATTCCTTATGCCCAATCCGTTGAACTCCCCGCTAAGGATGCAAATGAGTGTGTTATAAAGGGATATGAACTTGCCCTCTGTAACGCTGTCCTCTTTAAGAAGGCTAAGCCTAAAAATACACGGGTTATACGGGGGCATAGTCTCATCCAGGCAGCCCGTACAGCGCCCAAAATGGGCCTCTCATGGCCGTGGGAGGGGTTGACGAAGATTACTAGGGGGATCAGGTTTGGTGAGACTGTGTACCTTGGGGCTGGCGTTAAGATGGGTAAGACCACTATGGTTGCCACCATCTGTTCTCACCTTATAACGGAGCATGGGTTAAAAGTCTTTTGTGTACAGCCCGAAGAAACCAATGCAAAAACATTTAAGCTGGTAGTGGGGAAGGTGGCTAAAAGAATTTTCCATGACCCAGAAATCCCATTTGACTTTGATGCATATGATGCAGCTGCCCCAATAGTAGGAGAAAATCTCTATCTTCTTAACCTTTATCAGAGCTTAGATTGGAATACCCTTAGAGGGGATATCGCAATAGCAGTGGAAGAGGGATGCCGTGTTGTATGTATTGATCCTATTACCAATCTTACTAACGGTATTGATCCTTCTCAAGCTAATACTGTATTACAGGAATTTGCTCAAGAGCTTTCATACACCGCCAAAGACTTAAATATAATTGTATTTCTCTTTTGTCATCTTAAGGCTCCCGAGGCTGGTCCCCCGCATGAGCGTGGCGGAAAAGTTTATTCATCCCAATTCGCCGGGAGCCGCGCCATGATGCGCTCATGTCATTCCATGATGGGGCTTGAAGGTAACAAAGACCCCGACCTCACCGAAGAAGAACGTAACTTAAGACGGCTTGTTATTTTAGAAGATAGAGAGTTTGGTGCAACAGGTTATATTAATCTGTTTTACGACAAGCATACAGGACTCTATCATGAGTTGAAGGAGAAGTAATGGATAAGGAACAATTTTATTCCTTAGTAGAAGAACACTACAAAAAGACTTTTCATATCCTTTCTAAGAAATTAACCCGGTATCTAGGTAATAAGGCAGTGGCGGAAGATGTTCTCCAAGAGGCTTATTGTCGCCTCCTACAATACTGGGAAACATACAAAGAAGATCAACCTTTTGAAGGATGGTTTAAGACAGTTGTTAATAATTCAATCCGGGATCATTATAAGAAAGAACACCTACACGGTATGTTAGATGATGGCAATCTGATGAAGGAAGAGAGAGAGGAAGCGATGCTGCGCCCTTTCTTTGAGCGGATTGAATTAAATAGCCTACTTGAAACCATAAAAAATAAACCATATAACGTGAGAAAAATTCTAACCCTTTATTTAGTTAAGGGATATTCTTCACAAGAGGTTGAAAAAGTAGTACCTGAAAGTTCAAATAATATCAGGAAGATTGTTCAACGGTTTAGGGATGAAATTAAATGACGGTATTTATTGGGGATGTACACAGTAAATGGGATAGGTATAAAAAGATTATCTCGCGGCACGCAAATACAATTCAGGTAGGAGATTTCGGTATTGGGTTTAGGAAAAATTTAGGGTTGGGGGAAGATGATCCGTATTATCCGAATGCCCCCTATGATAAAATGTTAAAAGGGGGGCATCGCTTTATCAGAGGAAATCATGATAATCCAAACGTATGTCGAAACCATACACAGTGGATTGCTGACGGCACTATTGAAGAAAATAAAATGTTTATTGGTGGCGCACTATCAATTGATAGGCACTGTCGGATTGAGGGGTATTCTTATTGGAAGGATGAAGAGCTTACATATGACCAGTTAGATAAATGTTATTTGGAATATTGTGAAAACAAGCCCGAAATTATGGTAACGCACGATTGTCCAGAAATGCTGGTATATCATATGAGACATCGGATATATAAGTGTGAGTGGCCTTCAATTACCCGACAAGCTTTTCAAAGAATGTGGGAAGAACATAAACCCCGAGTTTGGGTATATGGGCATTGGCATATTTCTTTTGATAAAGAAATTGAAGGAACCCGTTTTATCTGTTTAAACGAATTAGAATATAAAGATATTGTTTAAATGAAAATAGGAACATTTGATTTAGAGTGTGACGGCTTCTTAGACACAGCCAGAAAGGTATGGTGCGCCGTTGTTAAAGACCATAACACAGGAAATATTTATCCCTTTAGCCATGACGATATTCATCTTCTTCTCCGTTTTCTTTCTTCGTACGATTGCCTCATTGGGCATAACTGTATTCAGTACGATTTCCCTGTTTTAAGAAAGCTGTATAGGTGGGAGTATACGGGGATAGTTGTGGATACCCTGCTTATGTCCCGCTCCCAAAACCCTAAGCGGCCAAACCCAAAAGGATATTTTGGTAAGAACCCCCACAGTGTTGAAGCTTGGGGGCATAGACTAGGGCAACATAAAAAAGAACATAATGACTGGACAAAGTTTACACCTGAAATGCTTGAGCGGTGTGAACAGGATGTAGAAATTCAATATAAGATATATGAAGCCTTGCTGAAAGAAGATGTGCATGGGGCATGGAAGAATGCTCATAGGCTTAACGCTAAACTCTTCCAGTACCTTCAACTACAAGAAGAATATGGTTGGCCGGTAGATAGGAAACATCTTGAGAAAAGCCTTGAAACTTTGGAGCGGTGGATTAGTCGTATTGATAGGGCTCTTATTCCTACTCTCCCGCTTGTTGTAGATGTGCTTGAGACTAAAACAAAGGACGGATATAAATATGTTAGTAGGCCTTTTAAAAAAGACGGGGATAGGTCGAAAGCAGTTAGAGATTTTTTTGATGCTGGTAGTGGGGCTGCTTCTTTCAATTTTGTGGTTGGCCCTTTCAGTAGGATTTCTATACGACGTATTAATCTTGATAGTATAAAGGAAACAAAAGAGTTCTTGTTGTCACAGGGGTGGCAACCAGCTAAGTGGAATGAAAAAGATGGACAAAGAACAAGTGCCAACCTTAATAAAGACGATCCGTTTGAAGGGATACAATCCTCCCTTGGAAGACTTGTTGCAAAAAGAATACAGTGTCGTCATAGAAAAAGTAACCTTGAAGGATGGAGAGATAGTATTCGACCTGACGGAAGGCTCTCCGCTAAGGTGGTAGGTATCGCTACTACTGGTAGGTTAAGACATAGTGTTATTGTTAATATCCCCTCCCCCCATAGCAAAGCTTTCTTTGCTAAACAAATGAGACAATGCTTTATAGCTAAAGAGGGATGGAAACTTATAGGGGTTGATAGTAAGGGGAACCAGATGCGGCAGCTTGCTGCTCGTATGAACGACCCCGAGTTTACACAGGCTGTGTTGCATGGAAAGGCCGAAGATGGAACAGACCTTCATTCTCTCAATCAGAAGCGAAGCGGGGCCGCCTCTAGAAGTCTCGCTAAAAACTTCTTTTATGGATGCATCCTATTTGGAGCAGGTGATGCAAAGACAGCTAAGATACTTGATACAACAGTGGATGAAGCGCGAGCAACAAAGGAAAGATTTTTTGAAGAACTGCCCTCCCTAAAACGGGTGATTGATAGTTTAGCAGCCGAGTGGAAAGTTACAGCAAGACGGATATACAATCCGAAATGGAATAGAGTGGAGTATATTAATGGCTACATCAAAGGATTGGATGGCCGAAACATCCTTGTCCCCTATGAGAAAGACCTATTATGCTACGCTTTACAATCTGATGAAGCTATCCACATGGCCGTTGCATATAATATACTACACAAGTGGGCTGTACAAAGAGGGTGGGAAAGAGAAGTAGATTGGGGGATGCTAGTCTGGATGCACGATGAATTTCAAATGGAAGCCCGCCCAGAGATAGCAGAAGAACTCGGGCAGCTTGGGTGTAAAGCAATTAAGTGGGCCGGGGAGTTCTTAAAAATTAAGTGCCCCCATGATGGTTCATATTTGATAGGAGATAACTGGTATGAAACCCATTAAAGTATGGTTTATAGATTACTGGAACAGACAGCCTACCCAAATTATATTTTCTCCTAAAAAACTAGAGCTTATATATCTTAAACATAACCCACCATTTTTTACCGAATTAAATAATTTAGTATTAGAGTGGAAAAACAGCTATTCCAAAACAACAAGTAAAGATTGTGCTGAACAACTTGATGAATTAATTGATAAATATTTATATAGTCTTCATCAAAATATAATTGTTAATATGGAAGAAGGATTTCAGAGGGTATGAAACTCATTGACGATACTCTCGATCCTGTCTATCAAACTAAAGATGGTAAGTGGTATTTTCTAGGATTGGATAAAGAAGAATATGGTCCTTTCTTTTCTCGACAAGAGGCAGAGGAAGGGTGGTTTACATATATGGAGATGACGTAATATGTTAATGGTAAAGTGTGATTACTTACATGTTTTTTGCCCCGGGAGTGCTCCCTGTCCCTACTGTATTCCTGTATATCCCCTAAGATTTGAGGATGGAACCTTTGCTCCTAACCGCCCTAGCCCTAGCGCAGGCCATGTAGCGGGTGTGAGAGAGCCCTTGTGCATTTTTGGTGTAGAGAGATTGGAGTGGACGGAATAAATTATAATTAATTTGTCACATAATACCCCGCCAAAGAGTATATACTGTATATAACTTTTAAGGAGAGAACTATGGCTCTAGTATTACGATGTGAAAAGCATCCTGCTTACACAGGAAAAAGGAAGCCAAAGGGATCAGCAAAGCTTGACCCAGATTGTTGGGAGCTTTATGAGATGTTGCATCCCCCGGTTGTTGAGGGGCCACCGGCTGTCCCTGCCGCCCCCGTTCTACTCGAAGCCTCTGAAATTACAAGAGAAGGAGAAACTGTTTAATGTCCCTTAATTCAAATAACCTCCCCTCTAATCGGGGAATGGAAATTGTCCCTATGGAAGTGGGAACCTACCCTGCTCGTACTGTTGCAGTGGTGGACCTTGGCCTGCAACCGCAGGCTCCTTGGGCAGGTAAGGATCGCCCTCCCGCGCATAAGGTGGCCTTCACCTATGAATTTGTGGACGAGTTCTTAAAGGATGAAGATGGGAATGATATAAAGGATAAGCCTCGCTGGCTTACGGAGATGATGCCCATCTATAACCTGTCTTCTGAGAAGGCCAAGTCCACTATCCGTTATAAGACTTTTGATCCCGAGAATAAACATAAAGGGGATTTCAGTAAGATTATAAACACCCCCGTTATGGTAACAATCGTACATAACCCGAACAATAAAAAGCCCGGTAGTGTCTGGGAGAACGTCGGGGAAGTGACTGCTATGCGGGCTAAGGATGTCGAGAAGTGTCCGCCATTGGTTAATCCGGTAATGGTTTTTGATATGGATGAACCCGATGTAGCTGTCTTTACTATGCTCCCGCAGTTTATTCAGAAAATAATTGTCGGTGGTCTAGAGTTTAGCGGGTCTAAATTAGAAGCGGCTCTCACTGCTGTTAACTATAATCCTGTTGCAGAAGCGAAAGAAGAAACCAAAGATGGAGAAGCAGAAAATCCCTACTAATTTAGTCCCCCTAGTAGATGGGGATATAATTCGTTACGAGCTGGGATATGCTGCTGAGACAGGGTGGAACTCTATTACCGAAGGAAGGGAACAAGTTCCACCCTTCCACTACGTTGAAGAGCTTCTGTTAGCCCGGCTTGAAACATTAAAGAATAATTGTCAAACTACGGAAACACCTCGGCTATTTTTAACGGAAGGAAAAACCTTTCGGTTTGATATAGCAAAAACAAAACCATATAAAGGGACCAGGGTTGAAAAGAAACCTTGGCACTTTAAGAATATAACTGTGTATATGAAAGATGTTTTAGGCGCAGAAGTTGTAACCGGGATTGAAGCAGATGATAGGATTGCCATTGAACATGTTGCATCTAATGGACAAACAATTATCTGCTCTAGAGATAAAGACCTTAGACAGGTTCCTGGTTGGTGCTATTCCTGGGAACTTGGAAGACAGCCTTCTTTTGGACCAACTCTCATTACTAAAGAAGGTACGATTGAACTCTCAGAAAAGCGAGATAAACTAATTGCTACTGGGTTAGCTGCCTTTTATGGCCAAGTGCTTACCGGCGACAGGGTTGACAATATTCCCGGCTTGGGGAAGTGCGGCCCAGTAGCAGCCTTCTCTCTTCTTGAGGGGGCTAAGGATATGTTTAAGGTTGTTAAGGATGCATATAACAACAATGAATTATTGTTAGAGCAAGGCCGTCTCTGTTGGATGACTAGGCAGTTACATCCAGATGGGTCTCCTGTTCTTTGGGAGTTGGGGGTGGAAGAGTGACTGAAAAACAAAGTAGGTTTATGTCATTTGTTGAGGCAATGACTAATGTTGCAATAGGCTATTCTGTTGCCTTGTTATCACAACTAATTGTTTTTCCCCTAGTTGGTATTCATATCTCATTAAGTACAAATATTTTAATTGGTGCGATATTCACAGTCATATCTATAGTTAGGAGCTATATAGTGCGGCGTGGCTTTGAGTGGCTTCGTGTGAATAGGAGTTTCAATTTTGGCCGAACGCAAATATAATAGCGGCAATTGGACCCAAGCTAGGTTCAATAGTTTTGTAAAGAGTGCTCTTCGTATTGCCTCAAGAAAGTGGCCACCTAAGAATGAAGTGAGGAAGGCCGCATGGCGGGAGAGGGGGGTATATCTTTGTGCGGGGTATAAGAAAAGAAGCCATAAGGTTAGATGCACTCTCAATAAAAAGAACAATGTATTTGTAGACCATATCGCCCCAATTATAGACCCGGCTAAGGGGTTTGTGTCTTGGGACGAGACAATAAATAATCTATTCTGCGAGAAAGAAAACCTACAAGTCTTGTGCAAGAAATGCCACGATGAAAAAAGTAAAGATGAACGTTCCAGAAAGGAAACCTGATGACAAAAGAAAGCAAAGAATATGATACGGAAGAAGCTGCGGAGGGTCTCTTTCAGCTTTTTGTAGAAAACTCTTTTGGTATTAAACACGAAGGGGTTAGAGTTACAGAAGAAGGACTAAAGAAAATGTCCTTACATTTTTCAGAGGTTCCTATAGAGGAAAGAGGATGGGTCTTTATATCTTTCCTAAGTAGGTTATACGAGAGCGAATATAGCTATGACATATTGCAGTTTATTGATATGGAACAGGTTGACGACTAATGAAAATCTTACTTCTGGACATCGAAACAGCACCGAATAAGGTGTTTACTTGGGGGCTCTGGAACCAGAATATTGCCATTAACCAGATTGAGGAAGCTGGCTATACCCTGTGTTGGGCCGCTAAGTGGTATGGTAAAAAGAATGTTATGTTTGCTTCGTTATTTAGAGACGGAGCAGAAGAAATGCTTAAACAGGTTTATAATTTAATTGATGAAGCAGATGTTGTTATTCATTATAATGGGACTAAATTTGACCTACCGACACTAAACCAAGAATTTGCGAAGATGCGGTGGTCTCCCCCATCACCTGTTTTAGAGATTGATTTGTTAAAGACAGCGCGGAAAAAGTTTAGATTGCCATCTAACAAGCTAGCTTTCGTTGTCGAATATCTGGGCCTTAGTAAGAAAGTGGCCCATAAAGGTATGGAACTATGGCGTGGGTGTATGCGGGGTGATCCTAAATCTTGGAAGATAATGGAAAAATATAACAAGGGTGATCTTCCCCCACTAGAAGATATTTATAATTACCTACGTCCTTGGATTAGTAACCATCCCAACTACGGCCTATTTGAAGATAGTGAAGTACCTACTTGCCCCAGTTGTGGCGGGCATCACCTTCAAAAGAGAGGCTATGCCTACACGGCTACACAGAAATATCAGCGCCTACAGTGTCAAGATTGCGGTAGTTGGTCCCGTGAAAAGTTTACAGCCATTACTAAAGAGAATAGGAAGCAGGTATTAAAGGGGTTATAGATGACAACTTGGCAAGATATTGTTAATGGTTCTTTTGAACTATTTGGTGCCCCTTTTATCTTTTTAAGTGTAATAAAACTTTATAAGGATAAACTCGTAAAAGGGGTATCTTGGGTAGGTGTGGGGTTCTTTGCTAGTTGGGGGTATTGGAACTTATATTTTTACCCACACTTAAATCAGTGGGCTTCCTTTTTTGGTGGTATAGCGATTGTTTTATGTAATACAATATGGTTAATACAATTATTGTATTACATAAAGTATCCTGGGGGGAAGAAATGAAAACAATCTATCTCATTGGTTCTCTTAGGAACCCGTTTGTTCCTACTTTAGCGAATAAACTACGAGAAGAAGGATATGAAGTATTTGATGACTGGTATGCTCCTGGCCCGGAAGCTGATGACTATTGGAAAGAATATTCACAACAGCGGGGGCAGACTTATAAAGAGGCTCTCAATTCTTGGAGCGGAAAACATATATTTGAGTTCGATAAGCATCATCTTGATCGTGCCGGTATTGGTGTACTTGTTCACCCTGCTGGTAAGAGCGGTCATCTTGAACTAGGATACCTGATAGGACAGGAGAAGCCGGGAATTATTTTTTGGCCAGAAGGTGAACCCCCGCAAGATAGGTGGGATGTTATGGTTCAGTTTGCTCAGACCGCTTTCTCATACGAAGAACTTGTAAAAGAATTAAAGGGGATTGCTTTTGTACCGTAAACTCGATTTCGATGATGTATTAATTGTTCCCCGATCCTCCACTGTTACATCTAGAGCTGATGTGGTGTTAGAGAAAACCTTTACTATTGGCCCCGATGAAACAACTCTAAGGTGTGTCCCTATTATCGCAGCGAATATGCAAAACATTGGTACTGTTTCAGTAGCTAGTATTTTACATAAATATGAGATGTTAACCGCCTTAGTTAAAAATACCCTTAATACCCTACCTACCACCTTCCCTGCTTTTAACACATACGGTATGGAAGGGGAGGTGGAAGATTTACAGTTTATATGTTTAGATGTTGCAAATGGCTATTTATCTTCTTTTGTGGAGCGGGTAAAACAAGTTAGAGAGAAATACCCATTTTCTGTTATTATGGCAGGAAATGTAGTGACGACGGAAGGAGTAGAAAACCTTGCTAAAGCAGGCGCAGACATTATTAAAGTCGGCTTGGGTAGCGGGAGCGCGTGCACTACAAGAATTAAAACAGGAGTTGGTTACCCCCAGCTATCAGCAGTTCTTGAGTGTTCCGCTGCTACAAGGCATCATGGCGTTTATCTATGTTCTGATGGTGGGCATAGGAACCCTGGTGATATCGCTAAGTCTTTTGCTGCTGGCGCTGATTTTGTTATGCTTGGAGGGATGCTATCTGGCACTGATGAAACTGGTGCAGTTTTCTACGGAAACGCTTCAAGGATGGCGCAGGGGACATTAGAAAAATACCGCGCAGAAGAGGGGCAAGTTATAGAAACCCCTTATAAAGGTAGCTTGGATGATGTGGTTCAAGATATTCTAGGAGGCCTTCGCTCGGCTTGCACCTATGTTGGGGCTAGAAACCTAGACGAGTTTAAACAGTTTTCGAGAATAATTCAGGTGAAATAATGAAGAAAGACACCATTAAAAGTTTAAGAATTAGGCTCGCAAAAATCGCTTTAACGAACGAGATTGGTACCCTTTTAAAAAGAAAAGAATTTTTAAAAGAAAAATTTGATAACGAACAAAGAGAAATAAGACGAATAAAATATTCTTTGGAGTTTGTAGAAAAACGTTTAGAAAGAAAGCATAATCAACTCATGGGCCTATTATAGGGGAAAATAATGGAACCTATCTCTCTTCTATTCATCCTTTGGCTTTATTCAGAAAATCCTTGGGGGAACCATCAGGGGCATTATTCTGCTGGATGGGTACCTATAGAGGTGTATGATACAGAGGGGGAGTGTAATAAGGCTGCCCATGATAGCGTTATTACAAAAAAATACGGAGCAGACTTTGCTATGCAATGTCTCCCCGAAAATGAAAGACCAAGAGGAAAGGTATCTGTCCCATTAGAATAGTCTTTATCCTTTTTCTCTTATCTGGTTGTGCCACTATCTCTTATATTAAAACTGGGATAGAGGGGGCTAGCTTTATCTTGACAGATAAGACTGCTACCGATCAGGTAATATCAGAAATAGAAAATCAGGATTGTGTTCTTTTCCGTATAATTCATGATGAACCAATCTGTGAATGGGATTGGTCTGATGTTGTTTTTAACGATAAATTAGGAGTATATAATGTTCACGTTTTTAAGTAATATAGGGCAGAATGGAATAATCTCTTCCCTATTATCGAAACTTGCTGGTAAGGCCGAAGCTAATAAGGGAACTACTAATCTGACAACTTTAGCTATGGGCCTCTTTATGGGCTATATGGGCATTGATGCGGCCCAGGTTGCAGACCTTCTCCGTACTCTGGCTGACTATATCAGTAAGGTACCGACACAATAATTACCCGGATATGGCCGTATTATAATGTATAAGATGCCATATCCATAAAACTAAGGGGGCAGAAAGCCCCCATTTTCTTTTATAATAGCTGTAAGCCCCTACGTTGCCCACAGAGAAGCGTTGGGAAAGGTTGATACATCTGGGTACCAATCTCTCTCCAACGCTTATATGGGAGCAACGTAGGGGCTTATTTTATATTATTTAATGGTTACGAGTTGGTTTTGTAGGAGCATCCGAACAGTTTCTTCTAAACTCTTTATAGCTGTAGTTTGTTCAGCATTAATTTCAGCTTGCTTATTAACTATCTTAAGGGTGGCGGCTGCTGTTTCAGTATTTGTTTTAACATTCTCTTTATTCTGGGCGACAACCTGAATAGTCATTCCCCCCCAAAAGACAGCAGCTATAAATAAACCAGGAATACCCCAATCCTTTATAACCTTCCGCCAGCCATTATCATCATATCGAACTGGGGTGTTCATTATTCAACCTCATATATTTCTTTTTGTGTCTCTGCTGCGAAAGCCGCAAACTTAGTTGTTTCTCTCGCCCACAAGTCTGCCCTAAGTTTTTGTATACTCTTTAACGGCTCCCAAGAAACAGCGCGGTCTTTCATCAGCTTTCCTAAGAACTGATCTATATTGGGGCGGAGAGACATAGGTAGGTATCCCCCCCGTAATAGTTCATAAAGGGCATCATGCACAAGACTTGGCACCATTGTATCTTGGGTGTCAATTGTTGGGCCGCTGGCCCCATCCCAGGCGTAGTCAGCTCTGATATGCAGTTCTCCACTTTTATGGAGAATGATATTATGAGTGACAATAGCCTCTTGCATCTTAAATGGGGTGGGGATACGGAAGTCTTCCCATACCTGATATTTATACCCTTTAGTGTATTTCATGGCGTCAATATCGTTGTTTTACGCGCTTCGGTGATCGCGCCCTTCGACACGAACAAACCCATCGCCGCGATTGTCTTGGGATTTTCCAGATCAACGCTCTCCCGCCCCGCGATCTTCTTTTGCAAGTTCGGATAAAGTGGCTCGCCGGTAGTCGGGTTGTTCGTGTAGATGATCTTGGTCACAGCCAACTGTTCGTCGTCGTTGAAGCGAGCCAGGAAAGCATCGTAGGAAATGACGGATGGGTTGGTTATATCCGCCATGTGGGCCTCGAAGTCGAGGACTTTTGCCTCAACTTCGACCGCTGTCACGGGCTTACCTTTCCACGTAGCACAGCGGTCGAGAAAAGTCTGATAGTCCTCTTCGCCGTCCCACGCTTCGGTCATCTCCAACAGGACTCCTGGAAAGGCCCATTGAAGGGCGCGGCGCATTTTCTTATGATCTATCGTCATTACTGATACTCCACGATTTCAACCAAGATAAGGGCGTTGACGGTCGTCCCTGTAATGGTAATCTCGCCTGTCTGTGAATTGACGTTATCACCGAAGTAGACAGATACGGTCTGTGATCCTGTGGGGATGCTGTTCCCGGCAATATCGAAGGTAGACACGGCAGGGCTAGCGTTAGCACCGGCTATGTTATAGCCGTTGTTGACGAGGGCACTGGCAACGGATGTGTTGAGCCGATACCGTGGCATATATTGAAGAACGCCGTCCGCACCGTCCGCCACGCCCCATACCTTCGTCGTGTTGACGTTAATAGCGAAGCTGGCTTCGGCTGCTGCCGATCCTTCCGTTTCGTCCATTTCGATGGCTAAAACAGTGACGCGGATAAATCCCGCTGTCGGAATGGTCGCTGTAAAGCCTGTCCCGCCGATCTGCGTCCCACCTGCCGCCTGTGTGGCAAGGGCGGTGTCGGCGGTATGAGTAAGAAGGTGTGCTTGATACCCGGTCAACGCGGGCGTCTTGACGGCCTCGGTCGCCGCCGTGTTGAGGCCGAGAAGAGTTCGCCAAGCAGCGGTAGTGGCCGGGCCATATGCTATCACCCTAACTACGTTAGCCGCTGTAGA